ATTCGGGCATAAGTCCGGAAAAGCATCTAAAACTCATTGGATGTGCTTTATGAAATTGCCAATTAATTCTTAACTAAACAGTAATGAACATCGGAATATTAGCAGTTGACAGCAATTACCCTAATCTCGCATTGATGAAGATAAGTGCATGGCACAAGGCAAGAGGCGACAATGTAGAATGGTATAATCCCCTTTGTTCTTATGATAAGGTTTACATGGCAAAAGTCTTCAGTTTTACACCGGATTACGGCTACTATATCAATGCTGATCAAGTCGAGAAAGGCGGTACAGGATATGACATAAGCAAAGTTCTTCTACCGGAAATTGATAGAATGATCCCTGATTACGATCTGTATAATGTTGATAAGAATTTGGCTTATGGCTTTTTGACAAGGGGTTGCCCTAATCGTTGTAAATGGTGTGTTGTACCTGCCAAAGAAGGAAACATCACTCCTTACATGGATATTGCAGAAGTATCTGCTGGACGAAAAAATGTGATTCTTATGGATAACAACATACTTGCATCTGAGTACGGGTTACAGCAGATAGAAAAAATAATCTCCATGGGCGTGCGGGTTGACTTCAATCAGGGATTAGATGCCCGGCTGGTAACGGATGATATTGCCAAGTTGCTTGCAAAGGTAAAGTGGATGAAGCGTATAAGGTTTGGTTGCGATACACCTGGACAGATTGCAGAATGTGAGCGTGCCACGGCTTTGATTGACAAGTAACGGGTACAAAGGTGAATACTTCTTTTACTGCATCCTACTTCATGACTTTAAAGAATCATTCGAGCGCGTCAATCATTGGCGAAATAGAGGGAGTAGATTCTTGCCTCATGCACAACCATATAGAGACTTAATCAATCCACATCAAATCATTCCACAATGGCAAAAAGATTTGGCAGGATGGGCTGACAAGAAGTGGGTGTTTAGAAGCTGTGAATTTAAAGACTTCATGCCAAGGAAAGGATTTAAGTGTAAAGAATATTTTTATAATGATTAGAATAAGACCAATGAAAAATGTAACGAAACTCGCCAAGAAATCAGCCGGACTTAGTCAAAGATGTTCGATTTGTCCACTTATGCAAAGATGTGATCCAGAAATAAACAGAATTTGCTTTGATAGTTTTGTGGAAGGCTTTAAGAAGGGGGCTAAAGCAGCAGAAAAAGAAATAAACAAGAAATTCAAATCCGATAAAATATGAATAAAAAGAGTAATTATGATAAGAAAAATACAGTAGTAATATATGGAAACCGTAGAACTAATAATTAAAATCGCATTGTTTATCCTCAATGCTTCAGCTGTTGCTTTCATTGCAATCATGATAAGCAAATGGCACAAACGTATGGAGGACAAGCTGAATAGTATTCAAAGATATATTCATCACGTAACAGACCGTAATGATATTGTATATATCAATCAGCTTGAAGAGATAAAAAGGATACTGATAGAATCTGAACGATATGAGGAAGCTGACAAAATATGCAAGTGTATTGAGATTGAATTCGATAATTTTAAAAGAAGAGTGGGAAGTGATGAAACAAGAAATAGACAACAACCTACTGGCTGACTGCTTTGAATCAGCCATGAGAGAGAATGAAAGGCTCTTAATAACTTACTGAACCAATTCTTTCAGTAATTTAATTATTACCGAGTAGTCTCGTAGGGGATTATTCGGTATTTTTAGTTTGTGAAAGTGTAATTATGGCAAAATTTAATGAACAGATAATTAAAGAATGCAAGCTGTGGGTTAGCGAAAATGGACTCATGGAGTATGGAGGAGCAAAGCTGAAAGATTTTTGTTCTCACTTCAATATAGACTCTCAGACCTATTATCGTTGGCTTGAAAATGCGGATTTTGCGGATGCTATAAAAAAGGGAAAAGAATACTTTAAAAACGGGTTAGAACGCAATGTAGTTTCTTCCCTTGCAAGATCTGCCATCGGATATGAATATGAGCAGGTTTCTTCTGAATACTATATGGAAGGCAAGAAAAAGAAGTTGAAAAAGGAAGTAAGAAAAAATGTCCGTGTTGAGCCTAATGTGGGAGCTGGTATATTCCTTCTCACAAACCTTGCTCCTGACAGATGGAAGAACAAACAGAATACCGAGCATTCAGGAGAAGTTTCTACAGGTTTGACCGTTGTAGTCAATAACAAAGAAGATGAGGATTTGATAGATAAGTTAAAGAAGTTCTAATGAATGCGACCTATGTGTATCTTGAAAATCTTAAAGCATGGCTTTCCGGCAGCAGACTTATTGCCAATAAGGGCGGGACTCGTTCGGGGAAAACATATTCGCTTGTATCGCTCTTTGTCACCATAGCTACAGGTAACTCTAAGAGGCGTGTGATAGATGTTGTTTCTGAGAGCTTGCCGCATTTGAAGCGAGGTGCGATATATGACATTGAGGATATTCTTTCCAATGAAGGATTAATAGAAGGGATTGACTATAATAAAAACGAGACCGACCATATATACACCTTCAATACAGGAACAAAGATTCGTTTCTTTTCTGCTGATGATTGGGGCAAGGTAAAAGGCTCTAGGCGTGATATTCTTTTCATAAATGAGTGCAACCGTATAGGATATGAGATATACCGTCAATTATCCGTCCGCACAACGGAATGTATTTTTATTGATTGGAATCCGGACGCTGAGTTTTGGTACGAAATGAAAGGGCTACAGGTAAGAGAAGGAACTATAGAAATTCATTCTACATATAAAAACAATCCTTTCCTTTCGGAGCAACAAATAGCCGAAATAGAATCAAACAAAGATGATGAAAATTGGTGGAAAGTATATGGACTTGGATTAACTGGGCGTTCCGTTGGAATCATTTACTCCAGATGGAGGCAAGTTAATGAAATACCTACCGGATCAAGATTGATTGGGAGAGGGCTTGACTTTGGTTTTACCAATGATCCGACAGCGATTATTGACGTTTATCTGAATGATGGTAAGTTGTGGTTGGATGAACAGTGCTACGAGAAAGGGCTTACGAATGATAAGATAGCGAGCAGGCTTAGAGATAAGAATTGCGATGTGGTTGCTGATTCTGCCGAGCAGAAGTCTATACAAGAAATATTCAATTATGGTATTTCACGTATAGAACCATCTCAAAAGGGACCTGATTCTGTAAGAACTGGAATTCAGATATTGCAGAGATATGAGATGTGCGTAACAACAAGGAGCCTAAATCTTATAAAAGAGTTGAGAAATTACAAATGGAAAGAGAATAAAATGACCGGTGATATAACGAATGAGCCGATAGATAAGTTTAATCATGCGCTCGATGCTGTTCGTTATGTAGCATTGAATAAGTTATCAGAGAAGCCAATAATACGCAGGCCAAAAGCAAGATTAGGACAGATATGACAGTAAAAGAATTTTTAATAAAGAGTGACGTTTGCCGGGACCAGGAAGGATTGAGAAAACAGATTGAATCTCTACCTAAGCCGGAATTTATCGGAAACAAGCGAACGCCTTCCGACTTGAATGATATAACCATGGGACAGTTGATAACACTTCAATCCATGGAAAAGTCTAAGGATGTTGCGTTGACTCCATGTATGACTATCCTCGGCATGAAAGAAAAAGAGATTTTGAAATCAAAGGCAGAGATAGTTCTTGGTTTTTCGATGTGGGTTATATCGGAAGTGGATCATATCAGCAAGTTGTTTGCATCTACAAGTATTGAGTTAACTCCTATTCAAAAAAAAGCCGGGTATGGGGATTTAAGATTTGGTGCTTTTGGAATTATCCATCGATATGCTCAAATGATGGGTATAAACAATCATGATGATGTAGAGGATGTGCCATGGATTAGAATTTATAAATGTTTTGATATGGAGAAAAAAATAGCACTTTGCAAAATTAAGGAGAGCAAAATTATTGAATATGAAAGCAAATTAAAGGCGAAACAATAATATGACAACAGTCGAGCAAAAAATAAAAAGTATAGTCGATAAGATGGAGGGTATAACTTACATCTTCGATAATTGGCGTATGGCTAATGTAAAGCTAGATAAGGTTCCCCTTCCGGCTGTGATTAATATTCTTCCGGTGTCCGGTAGTTTTAATTTGAGTAAGAGCCAAATAAAAGACTTTCCAAACTGCCTTATTGCTTTCGTTGATAAGATAGACCTTGATTTCGATGGAACTAAAGCAGACCAAAAGGTGGAGCTCTGTAAGAGCTATGCAAAAGAGTTCATTCTTCGATTGAACGAAAGCGGATTGTTTGAATATGTGGATGGAGATATTTACTACTCTACTACATATGACCGACTAGACGTGAATGTGGCTGTCGTTGCAATAGAACTGAAACTAAAAGAGAAGCAAGGTCTATTATTGTGCTACGGTAACGAAATAGGAGAAATGTTCAAAAAGATAAGGAATAAGTTCGTTGGAAGCAAAAAGTGAAGCATTAAGTATCTTAGAGTATGAATTGAACGCCTTTAAACAAAGGGTTATTGAGAATCATATCAGAGCCGGACAAAAAACGAGTGGAAGAACTATATCTAGTTTGCGAGTTGAAATAACATCGGATGGTGGAATTGTTTGGGGAAGAAAACCTTTTGCAACGCTAGAAACTGGACGAAAGGGCGGTAAGGTACCAAGAGGATTTTATAAGATAATTTACGATTGGATAATTGATAAAGGATTAATATTCGAAAAGCCAAAATCTGTCGCTTATCTTATAGCAAGAAAGATAGCGAGGGAGGGAACCCAACTACATCGTGATGGTGGACGTGATGATATTTACTCTAAAGAAATAGAGAGAACGACTGAAATCATTATGGAAAAGGTCTTCGGAATATTCGAAAGGGATGTTACACATATAAATTTAAATAGCAATGAGGACAGAGGAATTTAATGGGCATACAATAACATATCCGGATGAAACTTGTTTTGCTTTCAATCCGCAGATTGTTACAGTAGATAGAGTCACTAGTGATGTTTCTTTCCGGGTTGGCACATATTATAGTCCTGTGGACAAGAGATCTCCTATTGATGGGAAAGTATCAATAGATATATCTGAATATATAAAAGCTTGGATGGAGGTATCTCCTACTGACATCCCAAGTCATTATTCTCTTTCTCTATCTGTCATTATAGGTGAACAAACTTTTGCTACAACATTGAAGCCTATATGGGGAGCAATGAATATAGGAGAGGTATTTAATCCTTCTCGTACTGTTACGATGTTTAGGAGATTCCCTTCCACCATCACGATCTTTAATGCTAACAATGATCATGTAAAGATTAGATATGACAATAATGAATATCAGGACTTCTTCACAAATAATGGTTTAAGACATTGGGATTTTAGTGAAAAGTTTAGGGATGCCAAGGATTTTGGAATGATTAAGATACTCAATACTCCAGAATCTCCAAGCGCATTCCAATATACTTTTGATAGAACATTTAAACCTATTCCCGAAGATGCAGTATTTATCAAGGTGGTTTTCGATGATTGTGATAAGGGGATTTATCTGCGATGGTTGGATCGTCACGGATTTCTTCAGTATTGGTTGTTTCAAGAGGGAGATTTAACCGGACAGTCGTCGAATGAAGGCGAAAGGCTGAATGTTGATTATAGCGATGTAAAATACACATATAACGGAATGGGGCGTTATCAGGGCAAGATTTTCCAAACAACAAGAAAGGCGTGTGCCACATTAGTGAATAGAGACACATTCAAGATGCTTTCTACAATTCATTCTTCTCCTATTGTCGATATGTATATTGATGGTAATTGGATTCCTGTAAATATAGTACCGGGGACATTTACCGATAGTGGTGCAGACCTTCAAGATTTCGAAATTCAAATAACTATGCCGGAAACTATAACACAAATGTTATGACAAGAGACGAATTATACATCAATAATACAAAGGTTGATCTAGGTAAAACGGATATTACTTTGAGTTATAAAAGTAATTTGCTAACCGATATTAGTAAGATCGTAAGTAATAGCAGCTATACTATCAAGCTACCGAAAACAGCGAGAAATCTTGCTTTGATTGAGTGTTCTCATATACCGAGTTCAACGAGCCGTTATCCTTACCTAAAGCATAAAGGCACATTGATCCGGAATGGTATTGAAATAATCAAGGATGCAAATGTCGTATTACTTGAAACCGGAGAATTTATAGAGATAGCTTTAACTTGGGGCAATGTGATTAACTTTGCTGGTGTGGTAAACGACGGTAAGAAGCTAACAGATATTACATACGGAACAGAAGAGGGCGTAGATTGGGTAGTGTGGAATAATAAAGGAAGCAATTCAGTACAGTTTCCTCTTATTGATTACGGATTCAATTCCGGTGATCCGAATGTGTGGTATCATCCAGTAGTTACTGTGAAATGGATTTTAGACAAGATTCAGGAGCAAAGTGGAGTAACATTTGATTTCCCAGATGATAAAAAGACTTTTATAGATAAAATGATCGTTCCTCTTTTAACGAGAAATGACTCTCAAGAACTTTATGATAAATATCCTATTAATTTTATAGCGAATGGTGTAGCCTACTCTTCTTCAGTTTTCAATTATGCAGGTATTAATTTGAAATTTAATGGTGATAATACTCAAACTAAATATGGTGATATTGTTCAATATACACAATTTTGGAAAGCTACAGTAGATGGATATAAGATATCTTATGATTCTGAAAAAACGAAAATTTCTGGTACTATTAATGTTTCTTTCACATCTAGTAATACAGATATAAACTATGTAAACATTAGAATTTCAGTAGATCAACATAATATCTTAGAATTTCCTGTTATATCATATAATCATAATGGTAATTTATGGACGGCCACATTTAATATAAATGCAGAGTTTTCCATAAATGAAGGACAAGTTTTATCATTTCTTTTATTTAATGGTAAAGCTCCATTTTCTAATAAGGATGTTTCTGTAAGCATGAGTTTATACATTACATTGTCTAAGAGAGGTGAGATTTATTTAAACGAAAAATTTCCCTTAGTTCCCAATCTTCCTGATGTTAAACAAATAGACTTTATCAAGGCCATTGCCTCAATGGTTGGTCTGTTTGCCTTACCGGATGGCGTAAATGGAATCAAGTTTATTCCCTTCGATAATCTGTCTACAAACAAGTCTAAAGCTGTAGATTGGACTAACCGTGTTATTATGGCTTATAGGAGTGTAACACCACGAAGCCTTAAATATACTCTTGACAATATAGCTCAAAATAACAGATTCCAGTACAAAGAAGATGATAAGGTAAAAGGAGATTACGATGGAAATATACAGGTTAATGATGCCACGATAGATTACGAACGTGATGCTATTAAACTGCCTTTCTCCGCTTGCGATACAAAGAATGGAGTAGCTTATATCCCTATGTATTCCTACAACGAAAACGGGGAGTTACAATACAATAAAACAAATCCCCGAATATTGCTTCTTGACGGTACAAAAGGAGTATTCAAAGGGCTAGAATGGACTACCTTAATTGCAAATAACTACCAGACGTACAAAGGACTAATCAATGATGCAAAGGTAGTGACCGAGTATATCCGTCTCAACAGTATCGAGTTACGAGATTTAGAGATGGATGTACCGGTTTATCTAGCACAATATGGCTGTTATTTGGCTATCATAGAGATAAAGACTAATGAGAATGATATATGCGAGTGCAAACTTTTAAAATTGTAGTACTATGGCGGAAAATGCAACAGAAAAAATATTAGAGATTAAAGTAAAATATGATGATGCTATACGTAAAATTGCGGCATATCGTACAGAACTCGATGCCTTAAAAAAAGAAGAATCTGCTTATAAAGAAGAGTTGAAAAAAGGAAAGATTTCCCTTGAAGCTTATAATCTTAAAATTGCAGAATTAAAGGCGTCATCTCAACAATATACAGATGCAATTCGTGTTCTTAATAAAGAAATTCAGAATGATAGGAAACAGCAAACTGAATTAGAAGGAAGTTTAACATCTCTTCGTGCTCAACTATCTAATCTCACAGCCGAGTACGATAGTCTTTCGGAAGCGGAAAGAAATGCCTCTAAAGGACAAACTTTGAAAAAGAGTATAAATGATATTACTGATTCCCTTAAAGGTGCTGAAGAAGAGACGCAACGTTTTTACCGCAATGTTGGAAATTACGAAGAATCTATAAAGAAGGCAGTATCTGCAAATGTGCCATTTATTGGTCAGATTATGGATATTCAAGAAAATGCAGGAGGATTAAAAGGAGCGTTCAATGCTGCAACTACCTCTGTAAAAGGATTTTCAAAGCAATTGTTAGCCCTTTTGGCTAATCCCATTGTGGCTACTCTGTCTGTTATTTCAGTTGTTATAATGGGGGTTACAAAAGCTATAAACTCCAGTGAAGAGGCTTCTAATCGATGGAGTATTATTACTGCTCCTTTGACGAAAGTTCTTAATGGACTTCTTAATGTAGTTCAATTTTTGGCGGGCGGAATTCTTTCTGTAGTAGAAGCAGGAGCAAAGTTGAATAATTGGATCAGTACACAACTTGAAAAAGTTCCTTTACTTGGCAAAGTGTTTAAAGATATTAATGATTCCAACCGTGAGGCCATTGAATTAGCAAAAGAAAAGATTGCCATCCAACAACAAGAACGTAAGGATGAGGTTCAAAATGCTAAAGATGCGCTAGCTGTATCTGAACTAAGGAACAAAGCTAAGGATAAAGAAAATTATACAGATAAAGAACGTTTGGAGTTTGTAAGGCAAGCTAATAAATTAGAGCAGGAACAGGCGGATAGAAATGTTGAATTGGCTGAACGTAAATTGAAAGCCCTTCAGATAGAATCAGAATGGGCGCAAAATAATAAAGAAGCAAATGACGAATTGGCACGATTGGAAGCTGAAGTCTATAAAGCTAGAAAGGATCAATTTGATAAAACTAGAGAATTGCTTGAACAAGAAAATACTATTAAAGCCGAGATTGCTGCTAAGGACAAAGCTGCTGCCGAAGAAGCAAAGAAACAGGCAGAGGAATACACTCGTATTGTAAAAGAGAGAAAAGATAAAGAAACCGAAGCCATCCGGCAAGCAGAAGATGCAATGCTTGCTTTAGTAAAAGATGGGGCTGATAAACAACGTCAACAAATTAATATCTCATATTCTCGTGAAATTGAGGATTTGAAGAAGAAACTCAAAGAAGAACAAAATCTTACAGCTAAAGCGAGAGACGCAATACTTGCCACTATCAAAGCGAAAGAGCAAGAACAAGCTAATGAGTTGCAAAAGATTTCCGATGAACAGATGATAAAGGATATAGAGAACCGGGAAAAGCTTATATCCCTTCAACTTGAATCTGTCAAAGAGGGTAGCGAGCAAGAGTATCAGTTGAAGATGAATCAACTACTTGCACAACAGGAACTCGAGTTGTCCAATACAGAGAATACGGAACAAATGAAAATTGCCATTCGTGCAAAGTACAATAAGCAGCTTGATGATTTGGTTATTGCCCGTAACGAGGATATAGCAAGGAAAGAGCAGGAAGCAATGAAGCTCCGGTTTGAAACCGAAATAGCAGCGTTGCATGGTAACGAGGAAGAGATTCTTCGTATTAAAGTAGAGCAAAGAAAGGCCGAATTAGATGCTATCCAACAAATGGAAGGGGAAAGTATAGAGGCATTTAATCTGCGTAAATTAGAAGCTGAAAATGCATATATTGATGCGAAGCAAGAGTTGGCCAATAAGGAGGTAGAGATTGAGCAAGTTAAATATGAAGCTATGGCTCAAATAACAGGAGGCCTTGTTACGCTCACTGAGCAACTGGGCGAAAGCAATGAAGGATTTGCTAAACTTTCAAAGATACTTGCTTTGGGAGAAATTGCAGTAAATACAGGAAAGGCAATTGCTGCCGGTGTTGCACAGGCACAATCGGTTCCGTTCCCATCCAATATTGCGGCTATAGCGACAACTATCACTACAATTATGACGAACATTGCTACAGCTATTAAAACCGTGAAGTCCGCCAAATTTGCAACCGGTGGTTTAGTCACCGGTCCAGGAACCGGAACGAGCGATAGTATTCCGGCACAACTAAGTAATGGGGAATCAGTAATGACAGCAAGAGCTACAGAATTGTTTGCTCCGATCCTTTCCTCGTTTAACCAAATGGGGGGCGGTGTTCCGATAAACATCACTGCGTCAAGTAATCAGACCATGGGAGAGGATATGCTTGCAAGAGCCGTAGCAAAGGGAGTTCAGATGATGCCTAATCCGGTGGTATCTGTAACCGAAATAAACACAGTTGGAAAACGGGTTGAAGTACTTGAAAATTTAGGCAGCTTATGACCGCATATGAATTGTTATCTATGAATGCATTGGCTTTAAAAGCTATGTGCGACAAGTCTCTTAGAGTTTCAGATATTAAGTATTTGGAACTATACAAGGATTACCTTAGAATGATGAGAGAAGGTCATAAAAAGACATATATAATGCAATACCTTTCTGATGAATATAACATTTCGGAAAGGATGGTTTACAACGTAATAGAGAAGTTTTCCTCTAATGTTGATTTATGATTTTTTTGGGTGGGCATTTGCTCACCCTTATTTTTTTACTGAAATAACCGTTTCAGTGCAATTTTATTCCTATATTCTTATAGCCGTATCCGGTTTAGTAACTTTGTTACAAACAATTACAGATATATGGCTAAATTATATATTAATAAAGATATTGCTGCTGATGCCGATAAAATGAAATATTGGCTAACTGGCAATGATTCAATTTCTTTCCCCGATATACAGGGCTTTATAGACTGGATTCCCGGTGATGATAATCGCATAGATATTGAACTGCATTCTTGTGGTGGAGATTGCACAGAAGCTTACGCTATTTATGATGCTTTGCGTGCATCAGGTAAGGAAATCTCATGTAAGGTTGTTGGTAATGCTGCATCTATGGCAACAGTAATCCTGCTTGCGGCTCCGATCGAAAGGCGTTCAGCGTATCAACATGCACAACTCCTGATTCATTCGCCATATTATCCTTCCAGTGCAAGAATAGGAGACATAACTTTGGCTAAATTGGAAGAGTTGAAGAGCGAGTTGCAAGCAGAAAAAGAAAAGATGCTCGGATTATATGTAGACCGGACAGGGAGAGATAGAAGTATATTGGAAGCACAAATGGATACAGATAGTTGGTTTGATGCAGAGAAAGCTATTGAATTAGGTTTTATCTCTTCTATCGTTCCGGCTACTTCCGCATCTGCTAATAAAACAAATTTTAATAATAATCCTAATATTAAAAGTATGGCAAAAGAAGAAAAGAAGGTGACAGTTGCGCAAGCATTTCATATGCTTGGCGTTGCTTTGGGTGTAGTGAAAGATGCGCCCGAATCTGTTGGAATGGTGATTACTACATCAACCGGTGACGAGTTGACTGTAGAACGTGAAGAGGGAGAAATACAAGTAGGTGATCCTGCTTCTCCTGATGGTGAGTTTGTTTTGGAAGATGGCCGGACTGTAGTAGTTACCGATGGTGTCATTACGGAGATTAAAGAACCGGCTTCCGAAGAGGATGATACGCAAGCTTTGAAGGATCGTATCGCTGAACTAGAAGCAGAGAACGCTTCTCTGAAATCAAGTGCAAAGAGTGAAGCCGACGCTCGTATCATTGCGGCTGTAGAAAAAGCAGGAGGAGAAGCTTGGTTGAAAAAGGCCACTGGTGCTTATGTTCCTGCCGGTCGGTCATATAATCCACAGCCTAAAAAAACAGAAGAAGTGAAGCCAGTAAGTTTGGTTGAACAAAAGCTTGAAGAAGCGAGAGAGAGAAACAAAAAAAGATACTCAAAAAAATAGTAAGGTATGAATATTTTAGAATCAGTAAAAAACTTAACGAAAGATAACGGGGCGGTTAAGAGTTTACGTGACCTGTTGGTATTGACTAATTTTGTTGATGAGTCATTGGAGCAGTTCTTTACGTTCGTTCAAAATGTACAGAACGGCCAGAAGCTAGGTTGGACTGGGGAAATGGAAGATGTAGGTTGGACTGGCGCTCCTTGTAATCCTACTTATAAAGATGTCACAATACAAGCAGCAGAAAAGACATGGGATATTGGACAATGGTCAGTCCCTTTGAAATGGTGTTATGAGGACTTCATGAATACTATTGCAGAATATGCACTCAAAACTGGTACAAACATTGGTGACTTGACTAGTACGGATATTATGGATGTTATAATCTACCCTGCACTTGAGTTGTCTATCAAACGAATGTTTTGGAGGTTCATTTGGTTCGGTGATAAAGAAGCTCAAAATGCATCAACAGGTCAGATAACTGAGGGAGTAGATGTAGAACTCTTCAAGCCATGTAACGGATTCTGGAAACAGTTGTTTGCAATTGGGGCGGCTAATGCAAACCAAAGAGTAAGCATCGCAGCCAACACTGAAGCTTCTACTGCTGCTCAGCTGAGTGGAATTAAAACGGCCAATGCGGCTATCGGAATCTTTGATTCATTGCTTGAAAACGCTGACCCACGTATTGCTGCTATGGATGGTGCGGCTATTTATTGTACAAAGTCTTTGGGCGATGCTCTTACAAAAGATTTGAAACGTGAATACAAAGAAATTCTTACGTGGGAACAAATCTTTAAGGGATTAGACGTGACAGAGTATAACGGAGTAATGGTATACCGGGTTTCTATTTGGGACCGATTCATTCAAAAGTATCAGAATAACGGTACTAAGTTAAATCTTCCTCACCGTGCTATATATGGATCTCCGAAACAGTTATTTGTCGGTTCTCCTGCAAACCAAATCATTTCAGACTTGGAAATTTGGTTCAATCAGGATGAAAGAGTAACCAAGGCTTATTCAGCCGGACGTCTTGGCTGCTTGATTGGAGAAGACAACTTGTTCCAAATTGCTTATTAAGAAAGGAGATTATTATGGCAGGAGTTTGTGATAATTTAATTAAAAAGGACATCGTACCATCGTGCGATGATCCTATTACTCCGGGAGTAGAGCAAGAGGGTATTATTGCCAACCGTGCGGATATTGATTTTTCTGCAACTACATTCAATACAACACGAAAGAATGTTATCGAAACGTTGGCTATGAAATCCGGAAAGAAAGCGTATAAGGTTGTCGTTTATGGTGGAACGCCATTCACAGGAACCAATACGGCATTGGCGGCCGGAACATATCGTAATACTTTTACTAATACTGTCAATATGGTAATATTAGCGAATGATCCGGATGTGTGTGGAGATATTATTGACGGGTTAGCTAATGGAGAGTTCGTAGTTATATTGGAAAACAAAGCAAAAGGGATTCAAAAAGAGGAGAATCCTGGAGACTCGGCTTTCCAAGTATACGGATTCTATCAGGGATTGAAAGCAGCAGAGATTAGCAGCGATAAATACTCTGAAGATACAGATGGAGGGTGGGCTATCAGCCTGACAGAAACCAAGGTGCCTAAATCCGCCCTATTCTTGTATAAAACAAGCTACGAAACAACTCAAAAAGCGGTGGAAGCTCTTACTGCTGTGGTTGGAGGGTAAATCATGGAATTATTAAAAGTGGTTGGTAAATTGGAAGAGTTGAGAGAGTGTAAAGCTCTCTCTTCTTCTAATAAACTTGATATTGAATTGATGTATCGGGAAGTCCTTGGAAAAGAATTTATTAAAACATCTTGCAATGATTGCTACCATGATGCGGTAATCGAAATGTATATACATCTAAAAAAAACTGGTAAAATGAAAGAAAAATCAAATTACATACTGAAAAATGGTGTTGTTCTACAAAAAGAATTTGGAAGCGGAGATATGTACACCAATGCCAATATTACCGATGAGGTTGCAGAAAATTATTTGGCTGACAATCCTAAAGGTATTATGTTTTTCTCCGGTTATCCTGCTGATTGGGAAAACAAAGTAAGAAGACGTACACTGAAACGAGAATCTATTAGCGATGAACTTATAGCAATTATTGTTGAAGCATTAGATGGTGGAGTTTCAGAAGATTCATTGATGGACGAACTTGCAACTTATGAGCTTGGTGGACGCAAAATCACCGAAAAACAGCTAAACAATCATCTTTCAAAGGCAAAAGACATAATTGCAAAAAGAAAAGACGCTGAAAAGATGGATAAACAGCAGGAAAAGAAAGAGGAAAATATTGAAAAGTCAGAGAAAACAGAAGAAAAATAATCCATTATGAGGGTAAAGGACCTAAAAAAGAAAAGCAGTGACCGGGTAGACGTATCATACTTGCGACAGTTTGGTATACAGGGGTTTGGAGATGACAACCTTTATCCTCAGACTCTTCGCAATATCATTTCTGCAAGCTCTACCGGAAGTGAATGCTCTGAAAGATATGCCAATTTTATAGAAGGGAATGGATTCAAAAACATTCTCTTCTCTGAATATATAGTTAATCGAAAAGGCGATACAGTAGATGACATACATGCTCTTGTATGCTCTGATGTGGGTAATTTTGACGGAATATCTTTGCATGTCAATTACAATATATATGGAGAAATATGTGAATTGAATTATGTTCCTTTTGAAAATTGCAGGCTTTTGGAAGAAGATTCTAACGGATACGTTGCAAAGATAGCAGTTCATCCGGATTGGAGCGGTAAAAAGACACGTGCGGGCAAACCACTTCAAGTAAAAAAAGAGAATATAGACTTCATAGATGTATTCAATCCAAGGAAAGAGGTAGTTTTATCTCAAATAGAAGCTGCCGGAGGTATCGAATATTACAAAGGACAAATATTATTCTTGTCGGGTAATGGTAAAAATACTTATCCTCGCCCACGTGCCGATAGAGTAGCAACAGAGATGAGTACAGATGAAGGACTAGCTAACGTGAAATTCAGAAATGCACGTTGTGGATTCTTTGCGTCCGGCATGATTATTACAAAAAAAGGGACTTCTTCAATTGAATTGGATGATAATGGCAATCCCGTAGAGAATGCAAATGAAGACACAGGATTCTCTGACACAATCACTCAGTTACAAGGTGATACCAGTGCCGGTAAACTGTTAGAGGTAACTTTAAACAGTGATGAAGAAAAGCCTGAATTTGTAGATCTGTCATCAAAGAATTATGATAAGGAGTTTTCTGTTACGGATGCAAGCATTGTAGAAAGAATATATACTGCTTATGGGCAAGAGCCTTGGCTTTGTATACGTAATGGGAAAGTCGGTTTTTCAGGCGATATTTTGGAAGATGCTTTTGAATACTATAATTCTATTGTGTCAAAGCAGCAACGCATGATAGAAAGAGCATTTCAAAAGATTTTTGATAATTGGTATGAAGTTGCAAATACTTCAAACGACTACAGTGTTGAACCTCTTAAATATGTGAGAAATGCAGCAGTACCTAATAACAGTGGAAGAGGTATCTAACCTTTCCCGTAGTATATCCATTCATTTGGATGAGAAAGATATTGAAGTATACATTCGAGAATCTGAGAATATTGATATGAAGAATGCGCTTGGGGATGAACTTCTTATCGATATAAAAAAGAATCCTGACAAATATAATATCCTTCTTAATGGTGGAGAATATGAAAGTGAATGTAAAGGTAAAAGAACCATTGTTGGCCTTAAGTCAGCATTAGCATATTATACTTATGCACGTATAGTAAAAAACGGGGATGGTAATGTAACCCGTTTTGGATACGTAGAAAAAAATGACGAATATTCTTCACGGCCGGATATGAAAGAGAAAGTAATAGCTTACAATGACGCCTTTAATATTGCGGACAGATATTTGAAAGAATGCGTTCAATACCTAAATGACCGCAATAAAGATTTCCCATTGTATAAAGGTAGAGGTAAATTAAAAGCGAATAGAACCGTTTTTCGAATAATAGGAGAATGATATGGAAGTGGAAGGACTATTAAATAGAGCAGAACAAATCAGAGACGAGCATAAAGATGGCGCAAATACCGCAAAACGTGTTGGTAGCCTAATGGTAGATATGGTTAAATCTTTCGGTAGCCAATCACTTGAAATACTAGGTCATTACGATACTTTGGAAGAATTAAAACAAGCATATCCGCAAGGACCTAAGCAAAACGGAATGTATGCTGTAGGGGAAAAGCCTTATAATTATTATGCTTATTATGATGGCAATTGGCAGGATCAAGGGAAATTGGTCGAGCCTTTATCGGTATATCTTTCACCTCTTTCTTTCAGTACTATCATAAATGAAGATGACGTACCCCAATACCACCTAACCGAAATAAACGCTATTTACGAAGCATGGAAATCCGGTAGAATGGTATATGTCCTGGACGAAAAAGGTGAGTATTACAATTTGGGAGTGCTAAACATGCAATTGGCAGAAGATAATTCAAAGTGCTCATTCGTGGCATTAAACCAAGATGGCGTATTATGCTATTATTCCTGCAACCCGTCTTCCGGTGTTACGGGTAAATGGTCTGTTACTCCTATTGGGAAGGATTTATTCGCACTGATTCAGCATACCCATAAAGCAAGTGATGTGACAGAGGAGACAAACAAGCGTTTTGTGACTGATGAGGAAAAGGATGAACTAAGCAATCTAAGTACTACATACGCTAAAGCCGACCTCTCCAACGCCATGACTGTATCACTCGGTCAGAACGGTTATGCTAAGTTTAATAACGGTCTGCTGATACAATGGGGATATTTTAGCGCTGGTGCTTCAAATAATCAGTCTATCAATTTCCCAGTATCTTTCAAATCCTGTTTTTCCCTAGCTTTTTCTAGTTCTACGGATAATACGGATAATTCTATATGGTCTGTGAATTATGCAGCTATATATGCTTCATATTTTACGGTTTATAGAAGATACGCAAACGCGGGAAGTGTATCCCCTTCTTCGCAGTCATTCAGATGGATAGCAATAGGAAGTTGGAAATAATTAATAAAGAATAATTATGGAACAAAAAATGTATTGGAAAAACGGATTCCACGACACACCCCAAGAAGGTGCAATAGAGATTACGAAAAAGTATTGGCAAGAATTGTTAGACGGTCAATCTGCGGGAAAGCTTATTGTTACCAATGATGAAGGGTATCCTATACTGGTCGAGCATGAATATACGATTGACGAACTGAAAGAGATGAAGATAGCGGAAATCAACGCCTATGACAAGTCGGATGCCGTCAACTCATTCACGCTTGCCGGAAAACAGATATGGTTGGACAAAGACACCCGTGTCGGACTGGTCAACTCAATCGGTATTGAGAAAGAATCCGGACGGATGAATACCACGCTTTGGTACAATGCCGAGAAGTACGTTATTCCTGTTGATACAGCCCTGCAAATGCTCAACCGGCTTGAATTGTACGCCCTTGACTGCTACAATGTGACGCAATCCCATATAGCGGCTGTGAAAGGTTTGTCTGATGCCGGACAAGTGGAAGCCTACAATTACAAAACCGGATACCCGGAACAGCTCAATTTTGTATTATAAACTCAAAAACAGATAAAGCTATGATTACATTAGTACTATTATCATTCATTCTCATCGCGGGCTATGTCTTTGCGATGATTAAGAAAGGGAAAGAAATCCCTTATTCAATCAGTGCCACCTACTATGCGCTGACACACAAATTCTGGTTCGCTCTGTGTATGATTGGTTCCGGTGTGCTGCTTCTTCCGGCAGCTTTGGAATCAAGTACGGAGAACAGCCGGTTTCTTGTATTCCTTTCGGTTGTCGGTATGGTTGTGCTCGGTGTGTCTCCCAATTTCAAGGGAAGCGAGAAAACAGCCCATTGTATCGGTGCCGCCATGTCCTTAATCTTCTCCCAGATATGGGTAGGCTGCAACAGTTGGTACTGGCTTCTGTTATGGTTGGGATTCATTATTTACATGATTGTCTCCATGAAGAAGCATTGGACGGGTAACTTCATCTCCGATTTCATAAAGAGAAAGCCTATGTTCTGGATTGAGGTAATTTCATTGTTGACCGTTTATCTTACTTGCTTGGTTTAATATGGAACAAATCAGTCAGATAGTGGCAATGATAGGTGGGATAGTCGCAACTATCCTGCTTCCCCTCATTGGAGCCTTCCAGTTCTACGATTCCAAGAAACGCAAGGAAGCAGCCGCCGCCAAGAAGGCGGAAGCTGAGAATATAACCCAGTATGCAGCCGAGTGGAAAGAATTGTACGAGAAGAAAGAAGCCAAAGTTCATGAACTGGATACCAAGATCGACCAACTTTATGTTGAGAAGAATGAAGACCGCGAGCGCATACGTGATCTACAGTCTAAGAATGTAAAGCTCGAACTTGAGAATCAGTCATTGAATTTCAAGAAATGCGAAGTCAGAGGATGCAAGGAGCGTAAGCCACCCAGTGATTATTAAAACATAATTATATGAGCTGGATAAATGAAAGTAACCGTATCAAGCACCTGCTCTACGCCATCCCGGCAGGTGCACTGTTAACCATCCTGTTTGCGGCAGGACTGGCTGTCGGCATGGAGTTCAAGGACCGTGCATACGGTGGAAAATGGGATTGGCTCGATATTGCCGCTACGCTGATAGGTGGTTTTATCGGTCAGGTGATTCAAATTGGAGTATTAACATTGATATTATAGGAGGAAATAAATATGAGTTTACCAAGAGGACTAAGAAACAATAATCCGGGCAACATCCGCATCACAAAGGACAAATGGCAGGGATTGAGAGAAAAGCAGGAAGACAAGTCGTTCTTCCAGTTTACGGAAATGAGATGGGGCTACCGTGCCCTTATCCGCACTTTGCAGAACTACCGTAATAGACACGGCTGTCAGACGGTGGCAGATTTTATCCACCGGTGGGCACCGGAGAACGAGAATAATACAGCCGGATATATTAGCCGTGTATGCAGTGAAATGCAAGTCCCGAACACATACGTCCCGGACATCAACGACAAAGCGACCATGTGTGCTTTCGCTGCCGCTATCTCACATGTAGAGAACGGTATCCCGGCTGTCATGGCTGACATAGAAGCCGGATGGGAATTGTTATAAATTAAAAAAGGAGGAACAATCATGGCATTAAAAGATATTACATTCAATCAGGTAGAAGATAAATATGTAAGCGACCCTATACAAGTAAATCAAGAAAGCATTGGCTTGCAGCTTGAATTTGAAAAGGGAAGCACGCTACAGTTTTCCATCAGTTACGATAGCGAAAAATTCCAGTCGGTAGAATCCCGGTTGTGTGGTAAGGTTTTCGCCCGCCCTATCGTTGGTCTAAAGAAAGGTCAATATATCAAACTCGAATCTACACAACAGCCCCTCAAGGCTCAATACTTTGAATCTGAAGAATAATGGAAGCGATAGGATTAAATCCGATTAGGCTTGACCGGATAGGGCTTGATCCTATCCGCGTCAATGCGATTAAGTTGGGCGTTCCGGGAGCAGCTTCCGGTTCCGCCCGTCCTTACATAGACCCGGAAGTATTAGCTTCTTTGGTCGCCGTCTGTATCTGTGACGGCAAGAGCAACGACGACCCTGACAGGGCTGTAATCAAGAACTTGGTGGACCCAGACAATCCGTTTGTGATTAGCAATGCGGCTTACAAGCTCAATAGCGGGTATGGGAAGTATGAAGAAGATTTTACTGATTGGATAATATATCCAAATATAAAAGTTACTGATAGTGTAATTACTACCGATGGAAATTTTAAATCTAGTTGGTTTATATATAAGCACTCTAGTGAAAGTAAGATAAATGAAATGAATATAAAAGTTTCAGGTATTCCAAAAGGAGGAAAAATCTTATACTTTTATATTTCAGATGAAACAGCTAATTTGCCTATTGCATATACTATACCAAAAGATGGTATTTATCATTTACCAGAATCTAAGATTAATAATAATCGTGCTAGTGTAGGATTTACAGTAGAAAGTCGTTACGATTGGAATAATATAAGAATAGAGCAAATCCCCTCTTTTGAAGGCGCCTTCGTCACTGACGGTAAAGACGACTTAATCACTTCCACCAAGACGGTTAAGGAGATGTTGGGAGGAAGCAATGAGGTTACCGTGGTGAGTATGATGGCTAATTTGGATTCAAGTCAAATAATGTGTAATTCTAATTTTAGTAATACTAATGGATATAATGTAAGAAATACACTTGAACCTAATGGAGTAATCAGTATGTTAGGTTATACCGATAAAAATGGTACGACTAACAACCTTAATTTAATAATGGGTGATAAGAACTCTATTAAATTAGTTGATAAGGTAAATTTCAATTCTGATTATGTTTTTCATCCTTCATCTTATAATGCATACTCTTTTAAAACTGCTTGGTACTGGACTATCATCGCCAACAAGGTACTGACCACCGACCAAATCAATCAGGTAATATCCTACTTCAATTTGGACAAGCATGTTAAACCGGATATCATCTACGACACCATCCGGCAGGGCATCACCAATGAGAACCACGCTTCTTTCAACGATGAGCTTGTGGACTTCTCCGGCAACGGGCATAATATGAAGATTTACAACTCTGCGTGGAACAAAGAGAGCGGTATCAATGATGAAGGGGCTTGGCAGACTGACGGAGTAAGCGATTACGGAAATGTTGAGAATCTCCCAATTTTGAAAGATTATACGGTTGCTATCGAAAGACGGTGGATTACTTCCCCTGTGGATAAAAATCAATGTTTGGCATTCAAAGGTCATACAAATGACTGGGGTGCTTTTGCTTGTGAGTTTAGTAATGCTGGACAACTTAGAAGCTATACGTTTAGTCCTAGTTATAACATTCTGCAAAGCTATAATGAAAAAAGTTTAGTATATCAATCTAAATATTCATATAGCGGTACTCCTATTGTTGCTTCCGCATCAATAGATGGGTCTACCCTACGGTTGTGCCTTCCCAGAGGTGATTTTCCTTTCTATGCCAACGTTGCTATTAAAATATTCTTGCTTTTCCCTTACTCCCTTTCCGAGTTCCTGCTAGAGCGCCAATTAAAGAGGTATAAGTTGGGTACGCTGTATCCGGATATGGTGGAGTTTAGACCTATTATTAAGAATAATAATCAATATAGAAGAATAGACTTTTATACACAAAGCTGGGATAAAAAAATATATCCCGGAGACTATGTACCTATTAATTCTATACTTAGAGCTAATATTTATCTTAATAATGAATTAAATGAACTACAAAGTTTTAGAATAAATGGCGTTAATGTTACTTTTGCAAAAAGTTCTGTTGATAAAACAGCTTATAATATAGGAAATATTCCTATTGCCAAATCCCCTCAAAAGATAGACATCACCATAGATGAGTACATAAGGTTTGAAGACATTATACAGCCGTATCCTGCAATAGTTAATCTAAGTCAGGATGGTAAGAGTATTACTTGGGGAGATAAGTTGAAAGTAGGCAGTGATATAGTCTTTGTAGGAAGTGCCAACCTTTTACCGGAGCTATATACTGTATCCGAGACACGGTATAATGGTGTAACGCTTTACCCAAACACTATCATAAAGGTAGAGAAGTCTATGGTGTTTGATAATGCACGTACCTACCTAAAAGCCAATGAGCCGAGCTGTATCCTGTCGCCTAATAGGTTGAGGATTCCAAATTCTAGCTACAAGATACTAGGATACATTCCGGACTTGACAGGTAAAGGGAATCATGGTAGATTGAATAACTTCGCCTACACGGAAGAAAGTGGAGCAAATGAGGACGGTAGTATTCGCTTTGATGGAAAGGATGACCATATTACCATTCCTACTTTGGCTCATGGTAGTAAGTGTATGTTGATGAAAGTAAATTGGAATAAGGATGCTTTAATGCTGTATGACCAAAGAAGGGATAATAACCCTAATAGCTTCGCTATATATATTCCTAATTTCAATAATAATGAAGACTCTATTGCTTATAGTTCTAGGAATGACGGGAAAACTTATATTGATGGAGTATTAAATACATCTGTTAAAGGATCGCAATTAAAAGATGTAACTCATAATATAACTATAACTAATAGCAATTCTAATAACGATAATACTGTTTCTCCGGCAATTGGAAGCAATGCAAAATATAATGCATTTTATGCTCAAATGGTTCTTTACGAATTTATGCTATTACCCGATGTGCCTGATGAAGAAGAAATAAAGGAGCTAAACGATGTTATGGGTATTGAGAATAACATTGAAGTAAGTTAAACAATTAATTAAAAAAATTATATGAAATACGCAGTAGTAACAATTGAATGGCTAGCCCAGCACGGTCTGTTGGCTATCCCCACAATGAGAAAGAGTAAAGACGGAAGTAAGGTAATCCTCCACGAAGAGTTTCTAACCCCTTACAAGGACGAAGAGTTTCCGAGATACTATTTTGACAGCCCGGAACTGAATGAGCTTCTTTCAAGTGATGAATGGTCATGGACGGAAGAGGAACAACCAGAAGGGAGTGCGGAATTCATCCAGGTGGCGGCAGCGCAGAACCTTTTGAACATAACTAAGGCTGGAATTCAAACAATGAACTTGACTGATAACGGATCGTTGAAAGTGAAGTCCATGTATCCGTATTGGAACGAGTTTATCAGCAAGTCACTAACAGCCGGAATGAAAGTGCAATATAATGATGGACTGTACCGGGTAAGGCAGAATATTGCTACCGTCTTGGAGAATCAACCGCCAAGCATCAACACCGCAGCTCTCTATGAGGAAATCAACGAGACCGTTGCCGGAACAAAGGATGATCCGATCCCATACAATAACAATATGGCATTGGAAGAGGGCAAATACTATTCGCAGGACGGAGTTATCTATAAGTGCACCCGTTCTACCGGACAGGCGGTGTACGCTAACCTTTCTGATTTGATTGGTATTTACGTTGAGGTAGCATGAAAACCCTTCCTTATATACTGATTTGCCTGCTGCTTGGCGTACTCGTGTGGATGCGTTGTAATCCGCACGAACCGATAACAGCAGAAGTGAGAACCGAGACGAAGATAAAGACGGTTGTCAAAGTTTGCACGCTGTCTGTTTCACCGCCTATGGCGCCACTATTAACGCTTAAGTTGACAGATACCATACACATAGGCGATACTGTTGTTTCTCGTGAACAGGCTTACTATGAGGACAGCCTTTACCGTGCATGGTATCCGGATATCGTCCGAGACTGGACAGTTTGCAGATATTCCCGAGAACCGTGTATCAGAATGTGACGAATGATATCTACCATACCATCACCCCGAAGAAGAAACGATGGGGATTAGGTTTGCAGGCAGGATACGGTTATCCGGGCGGTTGGTATGTTGGTGCAGGAGTTAGTTGGAACTTGTTTATGTGGTAAATACAGAAATGTGATGAAATTATATACAATAATCGATGAAAATTATATAATCCAAGAAAGGAGGTAACATGATGCGCTAATTAGAATTCAATCCGTAGACCGGTAAAGTAGAAGGCCGGTAATCGTTAACAAATACCCCAGGGGCGGGGAAAGAAGAAAGCCCCAACCCGTTTCGACGACCAAATCATACACGGGCTAACATCTCAGGGACTGTTAATGGGGCTTCATAGCTTTATCAACAGATTTTGAGATGTTTTGTTTTAACCCTGTATATGTTTAACAGCATGAAAAATATAGATTTATACAAAGAAGTGGTCGTTGCGGTGAAAAATGAGACAGGAGTTGCAGAATACGAAATGCTTCATAGTAACTCCGAGGAAGCGGTAGACGCAAGATATATCCTTATACATTTGCTTTCACAGAAACTGACCGACACCCAGATATCTTCTCTTACCCGACTGACCCGTCAATCAGTCAACAAGATACGCAACAATTTTCAGTACAAGATAAAGAAATGGAGTGTAGCAACGAACTTGCAACATATTAGCAACGAGGTAGCAACGGAATAATTTAGGAGCAACGTACTTCTTCTGTCCTTTGTGATACGGTTAATATTGACCGTATTCCAAAATTTCGAATCATGGAAGAAGTAAAACAAATTATCAAGGAGAAGGAATACGTTCACGACGACAAGGAGAACGAATACGCTTCTAAAGGTGTGGCCGGGACTGGCTTAGGTTTAGGCATCGCCGGTACAGCCTTAGGTCTGTGGGCGCTTGCTCGCAATCGTGGCGGTTTTATCGGTGGTGGTATGCCCGAAAACGTGAATATAAACACTGTTTCGGATGCAATCTCCGGTCGTTCCGGTGCGGTAGCTCCTACCGCCTTTATGGCATGGGAAAAAGGTTGTGAAGAAGCCCTTGCATTGACTAACACCATTTGGGGACTGAAAGTGAACACGCAAGAACAGATGTACGCACACCGTGAAGTGGATGTTGCTGAGAAGTTTGGTTTATACAAGTCTCAGGTAGATGCAGACTTCGGTTTGTACAAATCACAGGTTGAGGGAGATTTCGGTCTGTATAAGAGTCAGCGTGATCTTTACGATGTGCTAAATGAACGCTACAGTGCTAAGTTTAACGACTTGGACAAGAAGGTTGCCGTTCTCGAAGCTACCCGTCCTTATCAAGACAGACTTATCCAGTGTGAGATTGATCGTGCCTTCACGGCTTCCATTAATTACACGGATAAAAAGACTTGTCGTGCAATCTACGGTGTGGTGGGTTTGCCGTCAACCCCGACAGTAAACGTACTGGAGGGGGCGAATCCGTGGGGATGCAATTGCAGAAGCCAAGCAAGCGCACCAGCCGCACAATAAGGAAGAAAAGTTAGTGGTTGTGCCCCTTCGGGGGTGCTCCACTTTCTTATTATTAACCACTAACTAACAATATTATGACTTTTGGTGATCCATTATTGCAACAAAGAAACTATAGCCTTCCTGAACTGGAAAAGGAACAGGAAGCATTACAACAGAAGATGGCTGACATGAAGCGTATCTATCAGCAGCCACAACAGCCTGTCACTCCGGTATGGGACGAAATAGACAGAATAACCGCTTCTCTCTCTGATAAGGAGTTTGACTTCCTTCAAAACAACCAGGAATTCCAGGAAAGCAGCATGGATATTCAACAAATACTTCAGCGTGAATATATGCGCATAATGCGCCCGATTGTTGAGCAAACTAAAGATGGAAAAGATGCACTTGACAAACACCTTACTCTTTTGAAGAGAATCCAAAAGACCGCAAAAGAGGAAGCAAACAAGAAGGAGGCTCTGATGAATGAGTATATCATGCATTATAACCATCTCACGTGGAAAGAGTTTATAGATATGAAAAACGGGGTAGAACCTACTCCCAAACAATCTAAAAAATAGTAAGTATGGAGACTAGCAAACTATTGGATGGCGTAGAGAAGATAAAGGGCGATCTGTCAAATTCCCTCATGGCATGGGTTGACGGACGTATCGATGATTTTGTAAAGGGTAAACCGGTATTGTCCGTTGTCGGCTCCCATCTTAAGAGAAGGCTTGAAAACGAAATGATTTTCAATTCGGATAAGATGAGTAAATATCTGAATGAAGCAACCATGTGGGTTATGGATAAGGACGGAATGGTTAAAGCTGACCTTCTCGTGGATGATTTGATCTCTATCCTCAAATCCATGGAGGACACCCCGTTCAATTATGGTTTCCTGAAAGGGACTATCGGAGAAGGAGGTATAAACATAACGCTCCCAAAAAGCCCGATAACCTCTTTTATATTCGGCGAAACGGAAGCTATCAAGATAAACGAGAATGACCTTCTCGAACTAAAAGGACTATTAAAAAATAAAGTATGGAATACAAAGATTTAATCAAAAATGCAAAGGCTAACGGTGTCGCTTCGGAAAAAGCGATGTGGCAAAGTGTTGATAACCTCAATGATGTTCTCTGTGTGATAAAGGAGGAACATCCTGAAATGTATATGGCTTTTATGAGGAAGCAGCATGAATCCCTGTATGGTCCTCATTATGATAGGCATTTTGCCGATGCGGACGTGGAAAAGATTCGCTATACCAATGCATCCGGCGAAAAGAAATCCGGTGCTCATTGGAATATGGATCAGATTCTCGATGCAACGAAATCCATGCCGTTCCCGCAAGGCACAACTCCCTGGGACAAATATGTCGCTTTCAACTCATTCTACGCAGACATGTGTGCAGTCCTCGATGAAGCAACGTTGTTAAAAGCCGCTTTCCGGTTCTATTTCGCAGATGAGGATGCCCCGGTCGGCAAGGTTTGGGAGTATATGACCGCAATGAACTATGAGGACTAACCTCGACATATTACTAGGGCAAGCCGACGACCGATATCACTCGGATTTCTGTCGGCTTCTGTTGGTTATGCTATGGAACGCCTAGAAAGGTGGTTGTACTGGCTGATTCCTCTTGCGATTATTGCAAGGGTTATATCTTTGTGTTTGTCCCTGGCTATGTAGTCGGGGATTTTTTATACCTTTGCCGAAAACTAAATATTATGGCTGAAGAACAGAAATACGACCACGACTCGATCAACGAGTTGCTTTCTTGGGCTAAAGAAACGCTCAACAATAAGAGATACCCGGTTGGGGAATTTCAACTGGACAAATGCGCCAAGATTCTCGATTGCGAGAAGTATCTTGATTCGATGATCCTTGTGATAAGCAAGAACTGGGAGAACCCTACGTTTTACCCGACAGTTGACCAGTTAAGGTTGTTTAGGGAGAAGATAGAAAGGGGAACTTGATAGTACCCCTTTCCTGTTGATTGGCGTCAACTAATGTGCCGGACCGAAGCCCCCTAAACACTAACTTATTTTGCTTTCTAGTTCTCGTTTCATATTCTGTATTGTCGTGCAGGGCTTTCGCCCTGCTGGTCAATTATAAGTCAAACATTATATTGTATTCTGCTTTCAGCTTATCAAAAGCGTTATCAGTAACGGCAATTGTCTTTTCATTAACCCTTTTGATTCCTCTACCTTTTACTGTTACAGGTTTATTTAACCAAAGTGTATATTTGTCATCAATTGCAATTACTAGCATGTCAGCTTGCTTTTTTTGAGCGTCCAAAGATGTTTCTTTGTATTCACCTCTTACCTGTGCTTCTTTTGTCATTTCGATTGTTGCTTTCATAATCTTTATCTTTTAATTGTTATTACTTTATTTCCTTTTTGATGTTACAAATGTAAGGTATATATATCACATTGCAAAACAAATAGTGATATTAATCGTCATTGTTAACATTATTTAGTGATACATATATATCACACATATATAATAAACGTATCTTTGCAAAAAGAAAAAACTAATTATGAATAGAATCAAAGAAGTAATTAAAGAAAAGGGCTTCACTATAACGAGCCTTGCCGATAAGTTAGGTATAGCACGTGAAAGTCTTTCTCGTATGATAGTATCGCCATCATACCCAACACTCGAAAAGATTTCCAATGCACTGAATGTTCCTATGTGGCAACTCTTTGCCTCACCGGAAGAAGTACGATCAAAGAAAGACGGTCTTTCTCTCACTTGCCCTCACTGCGGAAAGGACATTAATATTAAAGTAGAATGAATATGAAAAACGGAGAAATAGTAATATGCAAATCGGAGGACGGACATATAAAGGTTGATGTTCTGTTTTAAGGAGAAACGGTTTGGTTAACTCAAGCGCAAATATGCGAGTTGTTTGGAAAATCTAAATCAACTATTAGTGAGCATATTAAAAATATTTTTGAGGAAGGAGAATTGAATATTGATTCAGTAGTTCGGAATTTCCGAACAACTGCATCTGATGGAAAAGAATATGATACCAACTATTACAACCTTGATGTAATTATATCTGTCGGCTATCGTGTTAAATCTCATCAAGGTACACAGTTCCGTATTTGGGCAATGCAACGGCTACGGGAATATATTATCAAAGGATTTACATTAAACGATGAGCGTTTTACTTCCGGTTCTTCCATGAACTATTTTAAAGAGCATTTGAATAGCATTAAAGAATTAGATGAGGATATAAAGAAAATCGCTCATAAAAAGAAAACATCAAAGTAAAATAGTCATGAATAAGCCACGTAATCCGATCGGATTTATCAAGCCGGAGAAGAAATAAGAGAAGGCAGCCGGATAAGCTGCCTTTTTGTATTTTAGTCCCTGTTTTAGTGCTCTTGTTTTGTAACTTGTTGATTTTTAGTGTTGTTGGTAGTGGGTACGAGAATCGAACTCGTATTACATGCGTGAGAGGCATGTGTCCTAA